AAAATTAATATGGCAAACGTACTTTTAATATCAAGAAACGACATAACACGCTATACTGCTTTAAATGGTAATGTAGACCAAGATAAGTTCTTGCAATTTATTTATATCGCACAACAAATACACATATTAAATTTTTTAGGTACAGACTTACTTGAAAAGCTTAAAAGTGATATTGCTGCTGGTTCTTTAACTGGTAACTACCAAACACTTGTAAACACCTATGTCAAACCAATGTTAGTACATTATTCAATGGTTGAATATTTACCATTTAGCACGGTGTCAATTTCAAATAAAGGTGTATTTAAGCACACTTCAGAAAATGCAAGTGTAATAGACCAAGACGAATTAGAAAAGCTTATAGAAGCAGAAAGGAAAATAGCTAAAAATTATGCTACAAGGTGTGTAGATTATTTAAACAATAATAGCACATTGTTTCCTGAATATACTTCAAACACAAACGAAGATGTAAACCCACAAAGAGGTGTAAACTATGGTAATTGGTATATATGAAAAAAACACGAAAAAGTAAACCAAAAGAAATTAACATATTAAAGTTAAAAAAATACTTAAAGCAAAATGGCAGAAAAGAAAATAAGTCAATTAACCGCAAAAGGTAATCCATTAGAAACAACTGATTTACTTATAATAAGTGAAGATGACGGTAGTGGTGGATATGCAACAAAATATGTAACTGGTGCAGAAATTAACAATTTTAGTATTAATACAAGAACTGACAACTATACTTTTGTATTAACTGATGCACATAAACTTGTAGAACTTAATCATACTGGAAGCAAAACTTTTAGTATTCCTACAGAAAGTAGTGTGGCATTTCCAATAGGAACAGAAATAAAATTAGCAAACTATGGAACTGGCGAATTAAGAGTTGCTGCATTAGTAGGTGTAACAATGTTATCTGACGGAGGTAAATTTAAAATTACTGCACAATATGGTGTTGCACAATTAATTAAAAGAGCAACAAATGAATGGTATTTATTTGGTGATATAACAACTTAAAAATAAAATTATGGCAGTAACAAATGGTTGGGGGCAAGGTGTTGAAAATAACACAATAGAATGGGGTAAAGGTTCTACTAATAACTCAAATAATTGGGGTTCTGTTTATGGTAGTAGTGCTGCTGGTGACACACTTTTAAGTGCTGCAAGTTTTTCTAACACGCATTCAACAGAATATGACGGAGTAGACCAATATTGTAAAACAAATTCAACTTATTCTGAATTAGACGGTATAAATAATTTTGCTTTTAGTTTTTGGATTAAACCGACATCTATAAATGGTAAAATGGTTTTTGGTATAGGAAATTCAGCAGCAGATACAAGAGCGCAACAATTTCAAGCTTTTTTTAGTGCCAATAAATTGCTTTTGTATTTAAATAACTTATCTACGCATTTCAGAACTCCAGCAAATGCACTTGTGGTAGACCAATGGCAACACGTTTTGATTACAAGAGATGCTGCAAGAGCAGTAGGTGATAAGGGTAGAATTTACGTAAATGGTGTTAATAGTGTTGAAAGCGACAATACAAGGTATTGGACAAATACAACTAATGCTACAAAAGAATTGTACATAGGCGAACACACAGAAGGTTATCAAGCGCCATTTTTAGGACATATAGATGAGTTTGCAATATATGACCAAGATATGGCTGCTTATATTTCTGAAATTTATGACTCAAGTGGTGCAGTAGATTTGAACAATTTAGCAACTGCTCCAGCGCCAACTTCCTGGTATAGGTTTGAAGAGGGTAGTGGCACAACTTTAACAGATAGTGGAACAAGTGGTAACAACGGAACTTTAATAAATGGAACGACATTTAGCACAGACGTACCAACTTAAAAATAAAAAAATGAAACTAAACAATTTAACATACGCTATTATAAGCATTGATGATTTACCAAAAGTAGATTTTTCACAAGTAGGAGAAACATCAAAAGATACAATAAGAAGAAGTTTAGATTTAACAAAGTTTGTTTTAAAATGGAGCGTTGAACCTACATTTATAAAAGACGAAAGTATTGTTCCAATAGAAAAATTAAACCACGAAGAAACGCTTTTATTAATGGCAACAAATGAATGGAGTGATCCAATAGAAGAAAATGAATAACACGCACATATATATATTTGGTATTATAGTTTTTTGTAGTTCTATTTTAACTGGAACAAGCTTAATATTAAATTCACCTTACTATAAAATGTTTGGTGGTGTTTTATTAATAAGTTATACTGTTTTACAAATGTTAGTAGGAATAGAAAGAAATGATGAAGGAGAAAATATTTAACGTAGGATTAAAACAGTTTTTTAGCACACCGTATAGTGTTATATTAATTGCAGTTGTTTTTGCTTTTGTTTGGTTAGGTAAATATTTACTAACTTCAAAAGAAAACGAAATAATGCAACATAAAGAAATGTTAAAGGAATGTGACGAAGAACGAAAACACGATAAGTTACTTATGCAAGAAATGGTTTTTGAAAAAAAACGAAATAAGGAACTTGAACAATAATTAAAATGGAAAACAAGACTATTATAATATTAGCTATAATAAGTGCAATTGGTTCTTTTTTTGAACCAACTTTAACACTTGAAAAGAAAAAGACGAATAAAGACGTTATAACGTGTAAAAGTGAACTTTATATAGATAGTATGCGAAATGTAAACGATAGTCTATTACACAAGCTTAAAATAGAAAATAAAGAACTATTAGAAGACAATAAAAGGTTAAAAAGGAATCGTAAATATTATAAAACTAAAAATGGTAAGAAAGTATACAGATAAGGAACTATTAGATAAAGTACAAGAATTAGAAAGTTTTACAGAATTTCCAAAAGGATATTGGATATTAGCAGTAAGAAGTAAAGCAGACAAACCAAACAAATTTGATGACAAATTTTACATTTACAAAGATACTGACTTTGTGACTGTAACAACTGGCACTACCAATCCAGGTTTAAGCATTTTAAAAGGTGGTTGGAAAAAATACAACAAAAAAGGTGCAGCAGTAATAAAATCTAACGAATGGTACTACGATATATATAAGTACGGACTTCATAGAGGTAAAATGGAAGCATTAAGACAAAGAAGTAGTAAACCTATTTTATATTATCGTGACGGTGATAACGATAGTAAAAGCGAAGAACTTGGTAAAGTATATAGTGGTGTAATTTATACTAATTTTCACGGTTCTACTTACAGAAAAGGTAGTTTACTTGAACGTGATAATATACACGGGTGGTCTGCGGGGTGCTGCGTCTGTAACATTAATAGGGAGTATGAATCAATAATTCAACTTCTTAAAGACAGTAAGCAAAAGTATTTTACTATGTGCTTAATAAAAGAATTTTAAAAATAAATAATATGTTTAATATGAAAAATGCAATAAAGCCTATTGAGGTAAACGTAGACACAAAGAACTTTGATGTTCAATTTGTACGTGATAAGAAGAAAGGAAAAACTTACATTGAAATAGATACTGATTCAGTAGATATAGTTTACCAAAAAAATGGTGATGTAAAGATATTCAAGCTTGATACTGAAAGTGATATTTTAGACGTTGAAATAAGAACAGATAAAGACGGTACAACAGTAGACGTTAAGTCAAAAGTTAATTGGATCGGTAAAGTTGTTAGTTGGTTCTTAACAAGAAAAGCAAAACGTGCAGCTAAGAAAGCTAAAAAATGAAAGTCACACGTATAAGTAAAAATATAGCTAAATTTGAAACTGACAAGAAAAACACGAAATTAGCTATTCTAAGCGACTTACATTGGGACAACCCACATTGTAACCGTGAACTTCTTAAAGCACACTTAGACTATTGTTTAAAAGAAGATATACCAGTATTTATTAATGGTGATATGTTTTGTTTAATGCAAGGTAAAGGTGACCGTAGAGGAAATAAATCTGACGTAAGACCTGAACACGCTTTTAATAATTACTTTGATAGTATAGTAAAAACGGCAGTAGACTGGTTTACACCTTACGCACATATTATTAAGCTAATTGGATATGGCAATCACGAAACAAGTATCATTAAGCACCAAGAAACAGATTTAATTGCAAGGTTTGTAGACTTACTAAACTACAAGTGTAATTCAAATGTTTTAACTGGTGGATATGGTGGTTGGATATGGTTCAACTATCAAAATGGTAATATGGTTAAAAGCTTAAAATTAAAGTATTTTCACGGTTCTGGTGGTGGTGGTGCAGTAACTAAAGGTGCTATTAATCTTACACGTGCTTTAGCTATGTATGAAGCAGACATTTTTACAATGGGACATATACACGAAAACGCAGCACGAACTGACGCAAAAGAAGTGATGTATGTTAAAAAAGGTGTTTGTGAAATAAGACATAAATACATACATAATATGATAACTGGAACATATAAAGACGAATACGCTGACGGATCGAGTGGTTGGCACATAGAACGTGGCGCACCTATAAAAGTACTTGGTGGTCGAATATTAACACTTGACTTTGGAAGAAACAAAATAAATAATATACGTACTTTAAAATGTGCTATTGATAGTAGACAATTTCCAATAATTTAATTATATTCGCATTTGCTTAAATAGTCGCAAAGCTATTAGCGTTTTATGTGTGAAACCCTACTTTAAACGGTGGGGTTTTTTATTATCTAAATACATACTTATAAACTTTTTTTTAATAAATTGTAAATAATTGAAACCTTTTATATATATTTGGTGTATATATTAAAAACACGAAAAATTATGTATAAATTTTATTTTAAAAAAGAAGTTATTGACGAAGTAGATAACAAAGAAGAAGCAGATATGCTAATGCAAGAATATAACCTTGCTTACAAAGGTGGCGTAATAATGAAATACACACAACCAGTAGAAGTAAACACTTGTAAAAATTGTGGTGAAGAAATAGACCTTGAGCTTAATGGTTGGTTTTGTAGCAAAAGTTGTTACAATGATTACGCAAATGATATGTTTTAAAAAATACACTATGAAAAATTACAGAAAATTTATTGAAGAATTAAGGAATTTATATATTTATAAGTTCTACTGGGAACGTGAACACAGAGGTACGTTCAATCAAAAACTATATTTAGAATACTTAAAAGCACGTTTAAATGACTGATTTAGAATTAAAACATTTGAAACAAGACTTGCAGTTTGTTATAAACGACTTGACAAGAACACGAAAAATGAAAGCGAATCTTGAAAAGCAAGATATGAATAAAAACGCTTTAGATAGTTTTTTAACTATCACACTTGATATAGATATTGAATACAATATTAAAAGACTAATAGAAATACAAAACAAGCTATGATAAAAGTAGGAAGTGATTTTAGTGGTGTAGGTGCTTTTGACCAAGCACTTTCCAGGTTAGGAATAAAACACGAAACAATATTTGCTTGTGATATGGATAAGTACGCAAGACAAACATACATAGAAAACTACGGTGAACCTAAATACTATCCTACTGACGTTTATGAAAGGAAAATACCTAACGATCCATTAGACTTGTATATGACTTCACCCCCTTGTCAAGCTTTTAGTCAAGCTGGTAGTAGACTTGGTAAAGAAGATAAACGTGGAATATTATTTTTTAATAGTCACGAATTTATACAAAAGAACAAACCACGTTTTTTTATATTTGAAAATGTTAGGGGTTTATTATCACACGACAACGGCAAGACTTTTCAAGAATGGTTAAATTATTTAGGTGGTAAAAGCATCAATGGTTTACCAGTTTTATTTGCAGATGAAAATGCAGTACCTTATCACATTTATTATAAAGTTATAAATTCTAAAAACTTAAATGTTCCACAAAATAGGGAACGTGTTTTTATAATAGGAATAAAAGACGATAAAGACAATATTTTCCAATTTCCAAAAGACGAACCATTGACAAAAAAGCTTAAAGACGTATTAGAAAATGAAGTAGATGAAAAGTATTTTTTAGATGAAAAAAAAGTAAATGAAATGTTTATAAAAAACGATATTATAAAACAAAATAATATTAATGTAATAGGAAATACGAACCCCTCAAATAATGGTATGAATGGAAATGTATATCATAGTGAAGGAATATCACCAACTTTAAATACAAATAAAGGTGAAGGTATAAAAATTAAAAGTGCTAATAGTAAAGGTTACGAAGAAGCTACTGAAGGTGATAGTATAAACTTCACAAGACTACATAGTGAAACAAGACGTGGTCGTGTAGGTAAACAAATAGCACAATCTTTAGAATGTATTAGTAACCAAGCAACTTGGATAGGTGATTATAGAAATGACGAAGGTTTAAGAATTAGAAAAGATAGTATTTCACCTTGTATAAATGCAAGTTTAAAAGGTGGTGAATTTAATTTAAAAAGAGGTCAACAAGATATTTTAACTGGTAATAGTAAAGAAATAAGAAGACTAACACCAAGAGAATGTTTTAGACTTATGGACTTTCCAGAAACTTTTACTTGGTCGTGTTCAGATAGTCAAGCTTACAAACAAGCTGGAAATAGTATAGTCGTAAAATGTTTAGAAAAAATTATAGAAAAATTAAAGCTATGAACGTATACAAAATAACACACCGTGAACGTGACCACACTAAAACCTGGAGAACTATTTATACTTTAGTACCAGCAGAA